CGAGCCAGTACATACGTTTGTACACCTTGTAGAGCTGACCAACTGTGGGTATAAACAGGAACATGCTACTTACTGCAGTAGCATGCGGACTCGGAGTCATTGCGACGGTTTCCGCAGGTTGTAAGCTGGCATATGATTTTGCCAGGCTTTCACTGCACGTCTCCAGGCTTGATGATGATGATGAGTTCGAAGCAGAGATGTATCGGCACATTTCTGTTGGGCTACCATGTTATGATGGTAGCACGCTGGCAGGCGTAATTGGAGAACTCGCTGAGGAAGGTCATGACATCAATGGTGTCAGAGAACAGCTGAGATCAGAAAAGCCGGATGATGCTTTATGGTATAAGTATAAGACACCACAAGTTAATCGTCCGGGAATACTGATCCCAGCGAATCCTAGACCTCTTCGGTTGTTTCCCAAGTTCGCTGCAGCATGCGTTGTTGAACTGCGAGCGAAGTTTGGCGCCTTGGAACGTAGCAATGCCAATATGCTATTAGTACAGGCGACATATCTTAAGCTGTGCAGAGAACATCGCGTAAGGCACCCTGATGTAGCAAGACATAGGCAAATTGTGCTGAATGAGTTCTTTCGAGATACTCAAGATGCTCAGTTCGCTTATGCTCGGTATAATGCACCGAGATGGCTCCTGTGGTTGCGGCAATATGAACAGCCGCAAGCAGGGGTTATGGCTTGTTAGGGGTGCCCTACTCGGGTGTATGGGTCTAGTGCAACTGTTGACTTGGAACTTTTGGATCAAGTTCATGTGCGGTTTCCTGGACAGTTGGTCGTACGCCGGAATGGGATGCCTGTAAAAAGGCGGCAGTTCATCGTGGCTACCGACTTCTCCAATACCAACAAAATTGGAGTTTATGTTCACGATGTTAATGCTGTAGTTAGCGCTTTTACCGAAAGGTTCTTTTTTATACATGTTGAGGGACAGTATAGAGAACCGCTACAGCCGGTTGCAAATTGTTTCCAACAACCTGGTTATCGTATATTTCGTGATCAAGTGTTGCATTTTCTACCGTCTAACTTCCCCAGAATGGGCCGTCAACAGACAGTCGACTGCTATTCTGGGCTTAAGCGAAAACGGTATCAAGATGCATTTATTTCACTTCAACGTGAAACACTTGCAGAGCGAGACTCTGAAATCAAGTTGTTTTGTAAATTTGCAAAAGTGGAGATTGGGTCTCCAGCTCGTATTATTTCCCCGCGTTCACCACGCTGGAATTTAGAATTAGCTAGATACGTTAAGCACTTAGAACATAAGATTTACCGGTCGATACATAAAACCTTTTTGTCACAAACTAGTTGTACTGTGATGAAAGGACTTGATGTTGATGAAACGGCGCGTGTTTTGAAGGACAAGTTTGATAGATTCTACAAACCTGTCGCGCTTATGCTCGATGTTAGCAAGCTTGATGCTTCGACTCGAGTTCCACATCTCAAGTATGAACACACATTCTATCGTGGCGTGTATCCCTGGTCACGACATTTGAAATGGATGCTTAAGTGTATGCGGAAGCATCGGTGTGTTGCATATTGTCCTGATGGTGTTGTGCGGGTGAAGACAGCTGGACGTAGAGCCAGTGGTGATGTCACTACTTCATTAGGCAATGTAATACTTGTTATGGGTATTTTGTATCAACTATTTTTAGAATTTCCAGAGATTGAATTAGCGAATAATGGAGATGATTGTATTCTGTTCGTAGAACAAACCAACCTCAACCTCATCAGACGTCGTGTCGTCGACCTCTTTTATGATGCGGGTATGCACCTCAAGGTTGATGGAGTTGCTACGGAGTTTGAACAGATTGTGTTTTGTCAACACCAACCTATTTGTGTGAGTGGAGCGTGGCGCATGGTTAGGCAACCAACTACCGTGGTCTCGAAGGATAGCATATGCTTGTTGCATTGCCATTCTGAAAAGACCTATCGGAAATGGTTGGGAGCTGTAGCTTGTGCTGGTTTGCACTTATGTGATGGTGTCCCTGTACTACAGGCGTTTTACGACGTCTATAAACGTAGTGGAAGGGATCCTGGTGATAGGTTATTCGACACCTTGATGCGACACACACATTTCATTAAAAGACGAGCTAGGCGAGATAGCAAAATCGAAGACACTACGCGCGTGTCTTTCTATCTCGCGACTGGTATTTTACCAGACGCCCAATTAGAAATAGAAAAATGGCTTTCGAGCTTGCGTATTGATCAGCTGTCTGACAACGTAATCGAGCAGTGTATGCTTTTGGTAAACCAGGGGGATCAACTTCGTTTATTACACTGCAAGAATGACGAAGTCTAAGATGTTGAACCGTACGCAACAACAAAGTGCGAAGAAAAAGAAGGATGTTACATTACTAGGACAAGCACTTCGCTCCTTAGGCGGAGCTGGTGGTGCAGCTTTGGGGGGATATTTCGGAAATCCGACCATGGGTGGTGCCGTGGGTACCTCACTCGGAGCTGCCATCAGTAAATGGCTTGGATCGGGAGATTATCGTGTCAAGAAGAATTCCATTTTGTCACCAGGATCGTCAATTCCGATGATGCATAGTACTGCGCAATCTATAATCGTTAGGCATAGAGAGTTTGTAACAACAGTGTTCAGCTCAACCGCGTTTCAAGTGCAACAGGAGCTGGTGTTAAATCCCGGTCTCCATGACACTTTTCCTTGGTTGAGCCGATTAGCTGGGTGTTATCAACAGTATAAGGTCAGAGGGATGGTTTATCATTATTTACCTACTTCAGGCTCTGCTGTTGCTAGCACCAACGCCGCTCTTGGTAGTGTTATGTTACAAACTACCTATCGCGCAACAGAGGAACCTCCAACTACTAAGCAGGAAGTGCTCAATGAGTATTGGTCGACTGAAACTGTACCCTCAGATTCCGTTGTTCATCCAATTGAATGCGATCCTGCTGAGAACCCATTCTCCATTCATTATATTCACAGTTCGGCTCTTACACCGTCTGATGAACCTTTGTTGTTTGACATGGCTAAGACACATGTGTGTGTCCAGGGCATGCAAACAACGGGTAATGCAGTTGGAGATTTATGGGTTACTTATGAAATTGAATTGTTCAAGCCTGTTGTGCGTTCCAGTCTTGTCGGGTCGATGCTGTCTGATGGTGCATGTATTGTTGATAACACTACACTAGGGACAGCGTTTAACAATTTTATCTGGGCTGATAATTATCTTGATATGCCTGCACCTACTGCTAACATTATTGAGTTCCCACGTGCTATCGCAACTTATTTTGTGGTGGTATCATTTTCAGGCGTGCCGTATACTATATTCGGTACACCGATATTCACTGGGACTCGATGTTCGGCTGTATTGCAGCAGAAAACAGAGGTTACCAGCCCAGCGACTGTGCAAGCGCCAATGGTTATATATACTGTTGCAGTTACCGATGCGTCAATTGCCACTAATCCATATATTGCTCTTAGTATTTCAAATCCTACTCCCAACCTGTTTAGACCGCACATTTATGTTGCGCGCATTTTGTTGTAAGTTTCTAGTCTAGTGTGTTACTGTGGGCGTCTAAGTACGAGGAAAGTCTCGTCGCCTTATAGACATCGATAATATCTGGTGGTAGCCGCTCGTGTGGTATGTTCAATGGTTGTAGTTGGACTGTGCAGATCCACACTCGTTTGTATACAACCTCAGCAGATATTGTTAAACTTATCGTGTAACACATCTCGTGGAAATCCGTTCAGGGCCGATGTTAAGAGCCCCCCTTCTCAGCTAGGAAGACTGCTGAGTGCATTGGTGCACCAATGTATAGTTAACGCTTTATAAGCGGGTGATATGTGTGCACACGTACCATACGGGAGAAATCAATCGACTTAATCATCGAGCGTGGGCCTCCCGCACCCAACACACCAACC